AAAAAAAAAACTAATGCGCTCTCGTAAATTTCATACGGTGCGTCTTCAAATATCTTTAAATCATTATTAGGATTATAACTTTCAATAGTGTATTTACCTTTTTTACTTTTACCAAACCAAGATTTGTAAAACCTTTCGTTTATGACTGGTCGATATAGTGCGTTTAAAATGGAGTAACAGTTTGCGTCAACATCTTTACTAAACCCATCTAAGGCACTATACTCGCCAGTAGTCATATTATCCATCTCATTCAAAAAACCATACTTAATGCCTTTTAATTTAAAGGTTAAATATAGTTTTGCATCTTGATTTAAAGCATTTGTAATATTGTTTAATGCCTCGCTATATTCTGTTTGTGGTATTTTATTAATTAACTCTAAAGGTACATTTAAAACAACTGAAACTAATTCTTTTTCGTCTACATCAATCTCCATTAACTCAGCATTTTTATACAGTTTTCTTATTTTTAAGTAAGTTTTTACTGTTATATCTGCTTTGGTTTCTGGTATTGTGTATTTAAGTTTCATTGTATTATAGTTTGTGTTTATAGTTTATGTAAATATAATAAATTTATCTTATAATTATCTTATATCTACACCCTTTGCATTAATTAAATTTCTCTCTATACCATAACATGTTAAATCAATATGCTCATCATGTTTAGCATTTGGGAACGTTCCTACTTGTTTTAAAAAAAAATCATTCCAATTACCCTTAATTAATTTAACTCTTCCGCCCTCAATAGAATTTGAACATGCTCTAACGTTTTCAATCTTTGAATTATTTACAAACTGAGTTTTTAATTCTGCAACATTATAACCTGTTTGACTTTTAATCATTTGTTTTAAACTTTTACCACTTGCTTTTGGTTCAATTAATATAATACCTATTTTAACAGGTAGAGAATTAATATAGTTTGGTATATCTTTTAATAATTCTGGTAACTCTAAATATTTATCTACTGAGGACAATATAATATAATCATTGTTATATTTTGCGCCTACTTGATACCCTGTTGGGTCGTTTGCGGTGTTCTTTGTGTAAGCACCATCTATTATCATTTCCCATCTTAAAGAGTTTAACGGTACTTCTGATTTATCAATAATATTAAACCAGTCTTTTTTCCATTCTCCACCCTCATCTGGTGCAGGTGTTTGCATGTATTGACCTGCAAAGGTATAGTTATCCGCTTGCCTTATTTGTTCTAATTCTTCAAATGTATGTTTGTCTTCCCATAACGGCTTGTTATTCTCATCTAATGCAGGTAAGTTTAAATGCGTCCATTCTTCACCACTACCACCGCTTAATAAATAACCACTTAAATCATCTTCATGTAAACGTTGCATTACAACTATTATAGGTACATTCCTGTTGTTTGTTCTTGACCGTATAGTGTTATTGTATCTTTGATTTACTGCGTTCCTTTTAACCTCGCTAAATGCATCATCTGGTTTTAATGGGTCATCAATTAAAATAGCACCCTCAAAAATACACTCATTAGTTCCACCTGCTCCAAAACCTGTAATCGCACCACCACTTGCAGTTGCATACATACCACCACCAAACTCATTAAACCATTTACTTTTGCTTTGAGCATCTTTTTTTAATGTCATCTCCCAAAGTTCTTGGTACGCATCACTTTGGATATACTCTTTAGTTTGTGCAGAATTATCTAAGGCTAAAGAATCTGAATAAGATAAATGTATAAATTTACATGTTGGTACTTTTGCAATACACCAAGACGTAAATATTTTTATAATTAATTCTGTTTTACCATATCTAGGTGGAATATTAATAATACCTCTAGTTATATTTAAAGAATAAACACTTTCAAGAAACATTGCTATCTCTTCAAAGTGCTTACTCATTATAAACTTTCTGTTATGGTTTTCTTTATAAATGTAACGTGCAAAAAACAAAAGACTATTTTCACACTTATATTTAATTGCTTTTTGTGTTGCGTTCATTAATACTCACTTTCTAAAACTTTGTTAAGTATAATTAATTCTTCTTCTGTAATTTTACCATTATCATAGTTCATATTTATATTCTCTACAACTTCTTTAGGTTTACCAAATCTATATTCAAAATATAATTTGATAGCATTAAAATTGCCATCTCTAATTAATTCTTTTAATGATTTAATAGCCTCGTCTTGGTCAATGTGTTTATCTAGTTTTTCTAAAAACTTTAACTCATCTGCTTTGGCTGGTCTACCTGCACCTTTACGTGCGCCTCCATTAAATTTCCTCTTATCCATAATTGATTTACATTGTTTATTCAATTACATTTCTAAATTTTTTTAATTCAAGTTAACATCAGTATCATTTAATAAATCATCTAATGCGCTTGTATTCTTTTTAGCATCTGCAACCCTACCCATTAGTTTATCTCTAAAATGGTCTATCATATCAAGCCACTCTAAAACATTGCTTAAATCACTATGTATTGAGTTAAAAATGTCATCTTCTTTTGTTATAAAAAAATACTCATCGGCATCATTAAGATACTTTATTAATTCATCCTTACTAACTCCCTTGCTCATACTTTTTATCTATTTTTTTAATCCAAGTTTTCCAAGTAGATATACCACAAGTATAGCAGGGTTTTACACTCATTGCTAAACAGTCTTTTAATAACCTAACTATTAGTTTAGTTTCTTCTAAACTTATTTTACTTTGGTTTGGTCTATTTGTGAATGTTTCCCACTCTAAACGCTCTGAATCGTTTAAATCTCTTTTAAATGGAAATCTTCTGTTAAGTTTTTCTTGTCGCTCATCACAACCTTTACAATCACCTACTAATTTTTTAATACCTGTTACTTCTGTTATCTTTGCAACTGTATCTCCTAATCCTTTTTTTGTTTTTCTTTTTCTAGCCATAGTGTAAATATACAAAATTTAAAAATACGCCATTAAAACGGCTCATAACTAATATTAAACAACATTAAAACGTTGTTTACTCTTTAGTTATACCACATTTAATTCGTTTAAGGTATACTCCTTGTTTACCCATTTACATTGTGTATCAGCCGTTGAATACCAAACAACTGCTCTACTTCTTTCTGGAGAGATATAAAGTCCATTCCATT